CGAAGGTGCCCGGCCCCGCCAACCGCCGCGCCGAGATGTGGCAGCGGTTGCGCGATTGGCTGATGCTCGAGGAAGGCGTGTCGATACCCGACGACGACGCGCTCCAGACGGACATGACGTCGCCGCGGCTCAAGCCGAAGCTCAACAACGATTTCCTGCTCGAGTCCAAGGACGAGATGCGCAAACGGCACGTCCGGTCGCCTGACCTGGCGGACGCCGTCGCCCTTACCTTCGCCTTCAGCGAGTACATCACCAACTACGCCGAACAGAGCGCCAAGCCACAGTTCGGCGACATTGACGCTTCACGACATAGCGTGATAACACATACGGACTTGTCGGGCGCACCAACGGGCTGGATGGGATAGTGGTCGCTGAAAAGCCAAAATTTAAGATCCCCGATGATTTCGAGGACGAAGCTGCATTTCTCGCAGACATGCGGGAGAGCTTCGCTGACGACGTCGCGGCCGATAAGGACAACGCCGAGGCCGCGGCTGAAGATCAGGCGTTCATGGTCGGCGATCAGTGGGATCCACTGGTCAAGCAGCGGCGTTTGAACGCCAAAAAGCCTGTTCTCACAATTAACCGCCTCCCTGCTTTCGTTGCGCAGATAGTTGGCAACCGCCGTCTCAACGAGACGACGATCAAGGTTGTTCCCGACGGTACGGAAGACAAAGCCATCGCGCGCATTCGCGAAGGCTTGATACGGAGCATTCAGAAGATTTCGCGCGCCGACATCGCTTACGACAAAGCATTGGAGTCGCAGGTTATCTGCGGCATTGGCAACTTCCAGGTTGAGTTGGTGCCAAACGAAGACGACGTCTGGGTTCAGGACATTCGTATTTCACCCATCGTCGACGCACTTTCCGTCGTCTGGGACCGAATGCTCACCGACCCGACGGGCGCCGACGCGGAGCACTGCTTCGTTGTCGACACGTACAAGGAATCGAAGTTCAAAAAGCGCTGGCCGTGGGCAACTCCGGCCGACGTAGTGCCCGACGCCGCCGTTCGACAGCAGCTGCTGTCGACGGGATGGTACGGCGCGAACGACGTGCGCGTTGTGAGCTATTGGAGGATGAGGACCAAGAAGCGGACGCTGGCGCTCATGGTCAATGGCAAGACCCGCGACATCACCGACGATGATACGCCCGAGACGCTTGCCCAGATCGCGCAGCGTGAGGACGGTTCGCCGATAATGCGCGACGTCGATATGAAATATGCACAGATGTACCTGTGCAGCGGAACCGACATTCTCGCCGGGCCGTATGACCTCCCTATCAAGCGCGTGCCGGTATTCCGCGTTCCCGGCTGGGAAATAACCGTTGGTACGGCGAAACACCGCTGGGGTTTGATCCGGTTCTTGAAGGATCCACAGCGGCTACACAACTACTGGCGCAGTGTCATCGCCGAAAAGCTTATGATGTCGCCGCGCGCGGGCTGGAAAGCATCCGCCGAAGCAGTGGCGGGCCGTGAACAGCAATGGCGCGACTCTCACGTCAGCGACGATCCGCTGCTGATTTACAACGGCGAAGCCGGGTCTCCGCCTGAGCGCGTCGAGCCTGCGACGATGGAGCCGGCGCTGCTTGCGCAGGCAGAAATCACGACGCAGGACATTAAGGACGTTTCCAACATCCACGAAGCCAATTTGGGGATGACGTCGAACGAAGTATCAGGCGCGGCGATCCTTGCGCGTCAGCGCGTAAGCGACACCGGAACGGTACTCTACCACGACAATCTGAACCTTGCGATTGAGCAATGGGGTATGGTTGCCAACGACCTCATTGACGTCGCTTACGACACGCCCCGCGTTATCAAGGTTCTGGGTGAAGATGGTCGCGAAGACCTCATTGCAATCAACGGGTTCGGCGAGAACTCAATCGACATCACCGACGGAAAATACAACGTCAGTGTGACCACCGGCCCGAGCTACGTCACGAAGCGGATGGAAGCCCAGGCGAGCATGATGGCGTTTATCAACGCCGCGCCGCAGGTGGCTGGCTACACGCTGGACCTCATCGCCGACAACATGGATTGGCCGGGCTCCGACGAGTTCGTGCGCCGCGCGCGCATGATGTTGCCGCCAGGCATGGTCAACCCGAAGGATATGACGCCCGAAGAACAACAGGCGTATCAGTCGGCGCAGCAGCAGAACGCCAAAACGCAAGCACTCGCGATCGCGAAGGAGCTTGCCGAGCTTCAGAAGACACAGGCGCAGACCGCGGAATCCGCCGCACGCGCGCAGAATTACCAAGCTCAGGCAGATTCAACGCCGTTCAACACGCAGACCAAGGCGGTTGCAGCGGCTTCACAGTCGGCCGACCGCGAACTGCGTGGGCATTTGGAAGCGATCAAAGTGGCAGAGAACGGAGCATAAAATGGCGAAGGGCGACGCGGCAGAACAAAAAGATCCTGCTGAGCAAGAAATGGACAAGTTCAAGGGGTTTTCGACGCTCGACGGCGAGCCGGCGGATGGCGACGCGACGCCCGATGAGAAAAAAGCGCTCGCTGATCGCGCTGCGGCGGACGGCGATGACGCCGTGGACGACGCCGGTAAAGACGACGGCGAGCAGGAAGACGCAGAAGCCGACTCCGAAGATCAGGGCGAAGTAGAGGACGACGGCGAACCGTCTCCTGAAGAAATTGGCCAGCGCGAGGCGCAGGCACTCAAGGGCAAAGGGAAGAAGGCGATAAACCGGCGCATTGCCGACTATGCCGCCACTGCTCGCATCGCCGAACGCCGCGCCGCAGCCGCCGAGCAGGAGCGTATAGCGCTCGCAGAACGTATCGCTGCGCTCGAGACGCGCTTGACACCGCAGCAGGAAGGCACTAAACAGGACGATAAGGCTCCAGACCCTGCCGACTTTGAATACGGGGAACTGGACTCAAAGTATATTCGAGCCCTGTCTCGCTATGAGGCGCGGCAGGAACTGAAAACAGAGTTGGCGAAGGAAGCCAATTCTCGGCAGAGCCAGGCCGCGCAGCGCGAAGCTGCTGAAGCTGGCGAAAAGCTGAAGGTGTTTATAGACGCCGGAAGCGGCAAGTTCGACGACTTCGAGGAAGTCGTTGTTGAGAGTGCAAAGCGGAACGAATGGCCGCTGTCCGACACTCTCGGTAGATTGATCGTCGGATCGGATGTCGGTCACGAGATCATTTACCACCTGGCGAGCAATCCGAAGGAAGCTCGACAGATCGCCGGCAAAACTCCTTTGGAGCAAGCCGCCTACTTCGGTCGCCTTGAGGCGAAATTCGCTGCCACGTCGGCAGCGAACGCGAGCGGGGAAGCTAACCCCAAGCCCGTGAAAACGACGAAGGCGCCCCAACCGGTCCAAAAGGCCCGCGGGGCAGGTGGCAAATCTCAAGTTTCCTCCGATACGTCCGACTTCACACAGTTCGAGGCGCTCGTGATGGGAGGGAACAAGCACTAGGAGTGCTCCGACGTGGCGAATGCTTTTCTGAATGCACAGACGTATGCGAACACCATGCTTCTGCTGCTCAAAAACCAACTGGTCACTGGCCGGTTGGTGAACGGCGAGTTCAAGAACCAAGTTACCGACGAAAACGGGCTACAGACCAGCGTTAAGCGTCCGCCCCGCTTCGTCGACAAGAAAGACGGAACGGCCGCGCTGGCTGCTCAGGACATCGTGACCGGCTCCGTGCCCATCGCGGTCGACCAGTACAGCAAGGTCCACATCAGCGTCGGCGATATCGAGTACATCTCGAGCTACAATGCGCTCATGCAGAACGAAACGATGAAGTCGGCGGCTTCTACGCTCGCCCACAGCGTCGACTCGTTCCTGCAAAAGAAAGTGCTGGGCTTCCACTCTTGGGTGGCTGGCTCGGACACTGGTGGCGCGAACGCTTCCGATCCGTCCAAGCCAATCGCCAAGGCCGTTCAGGCCATGGGCGCTCACACTCGCCTGATGAATCAGGGTTCGCCCAACGCCAGCCTTTGTGGCACCGTCGCATATCTTGACGGCGAACTGATCCGCGGCAACCAGCAGGGCAGCTTCACGCCGGACCTCAACACGCCGATGCTTCAGCGCACCAAAATTCCGATGATCTCGGAAATTGACTGGTACGCTTCGCAGCAAATCCCGTCGTTGACGACCGGTACGCGCCCGACGACCAACGGCCTCATCAACGGCGCCAATCAGAACGTCAACTATCGTGATGTCAAAACCACGATGCAGCAGACGATCGACATTGACACGCTTGGCAACTCCAAGACGATCAAGAAGGGTGAAGTCTTCACCATCGCGGGCGTCTATGCGTGGGATTGGCGCAACGGCGCAGCTCTGGATTATCTCCAGCAGTTCACCGTCCTCGCCGACGCAACTTCGGACGCAGCGGCCGGCACGGTTACGCTCACCATCAGCCCGCCGATCATCGTCCAGGGCACCAACGACGGCACCAGCACGGACGCGAACACTGCGTTCGCCACCGTGGACTCTGTCCCGGTTGACGGGAACGGTGTCACCTTCGTCGGTACGGCGAGCACTAACTACCGCGTTCGTGCAGTGTGGCAGAAGCAGGCTATCGCCCTGGTCTCCGCGCGCCTCCATACGCCGTTCACCGGCGTATCGAGCTTCGCGACCGACCCGGACACAGGCATTGCGATCCGCTACTGGCGCGGTTCGAGCATCGACACAGGCGCGCATGTCCATCGCTGGGACATGATGTACGGCGCAACCGTCACGGATCCGTTCCTCGGAACGCGCATCTGCGGAACGTAAAAAGTGAGCCGCGGGTTGTCCTTCTGGAATCGCGGCCACTGTTTCACATGTAGTTGAGAGGTCGGTCAGGTAACTCTGACCGACCTCGATACTGCCAGTTAAATTCTAAGGGAGCTTCGTCTATGGCAGTTGCGCCTTATCCTCCGCGAAAGGGTGAAAAAACCTACTGGCCCTCGCGCAAATACGGCCCGAACGGTCAGTCAGAAATATTCGAGCGCGCCGAGGATGTGCCGGAAGGCTGGCTCGACGCGCCTCCGCCGGTGGAGGAAGTCGCCGCTGTCGTTGTTGAACCGCCCGCCCCTCTTGGCTTGACGCGCGATGAAATCGTTGCGGCGCTCAACGAAGGTGGGATCGAGTTCAAAAAGAACGCAGGTACAAAGTCGCTTCACGATTTGCTGCGCGATAATGTTGTCGCAGCGCTCCACGAAAAAGGTGAAGCGTTCGATGTGGACGCGGACACCAAAACTCTTTTGGGGCTGCTCACCGCCCCGGCGTAAGGTGCCATGACCATTGCGTCAGATCTCATTCAGTCGGCCTATCGCGAAGGAAACCTCATTCCCGTCGGCAAATCGCCTACGACGGATGAGCAGACCGAAGCGCTTGACCGGCTGAACGGGTACATCAACGGCGTATTTGGCAACGAAGTAGGTGAGAACCTGGCAGACTGGGAGGTGCCTGCGCCGCAGCGCACCGCTCCCATCGCGGCCAATTTCCCGCAACTACCCTACCCTCAAAACACGGCGGTGGACCTGTACGGGCCTGCGCCGTCCGACATTACGCCGAGCGTGTGGCAAACGCCGCCGAAGAACAGCCGCATTATTTTCGGCGGAAGCGTCGACCAGACGGTCTACTTCCCCGAATCGCCCAACGACGGCTCGCGTATGTCGCTCATCAGCGGCGCTTCGCTGGTTGACGGCACTGTTCTGACGATCAGCGGTAATGGGCGCAAGATTGAAGGCGTGGCGTCGCAAGAGTTCACAGCGCCGTTTGACATGCGGCAGTGGATATACCGCGCCGATTTGGGGGACTGGCGCGCGGTTGTGGATGTGGCCCTGACGGACGACTTTCCTTTCCCGCCCGACCTCGACGACTTGTTCATCACCGCGCTCGCTATCCGCCTGTCGCCGCGCTACGGCAAAGAGCCGGGCACCGGGACCGTCGCGACTTTCAAGACGATGTTGTCGCACCTGAAGACGCGCTATCGGCAGGCCGGTACAACGATCTTCGGCGGGCAGGACATTCCGAACTCGTACCAGAGCTATTCCGGCGGAAGTTGGATGGCGTGACATGGTGACCCTCCCCCTCGGCGTCGGCGCGTACAAGCGCAACTATGCGGGCGAGCCTGAAGTGAGGCTCGAGAACCGCTTTCTTGAGGCCAACCCGACCAATTTGCGCGAGCGTATTGCGCTGCTGACGCGCCCCGGCACGGATGAGCTTGCTTATTTCAGTGGCGGCAACATTCGCGGCAACTACTCGAAACTCGGACTGTTCGACGGTGATCTGTTTGTCGTGTCCGGCGAGAACTTATACCGCTACGCGACCGACGGGACGAAAACCCAAATCACCGGCATAATCAACGGCACGGGCCATCCTGAAGTCACATGGATGAAGGGAATTGGCTACGAGTACCTGTTCATCGCCGACGGTCTTCTGCTCCAGTTCTACGATGGCGGCTCGCACGCTACCGGGACGTTGACGCTCGCAGGCGGAGCCATCACCA